CCTTCCCCTCGGTGGTGCTTCCTTCGGTTGAGTGCCACCCCTCCATCCGCCCAGGCTCATCGGTGGTGAAGGCCACCGCCCTGCCGTTGATGGGGCTTATGAGTTCGTTGGAGTTGACCGTCCAACCCTTCAGCTTGCTGGCATACTTGTGAACCGTGGCAAAGAGACCCGACTTGATCTGCCTACCCACATTGGAGGTCACGATCACATAGCTGTTGGGGAACACGGCACAGTGCCAGATAATGGCTGGGACGACCAGGAAACTGGATTTACCCGACCCATTGGGTGCCCTGACCGCCACCCTCCCTCCCCTATCCAGGGCATCCATGACCTGGATCTGCCACGGGTACAGGGTCCTCATGTCCAGTATGGTGCTGGAGAAGCCTGCCAGGGTTGACAGGAACTTGAGCTTGTCCTGGTCGTTCACGCTGGATGGCCCGTATTCTGCTTTATAGCCGTTTGCAGACGCTTTTGCTCGAGCTTGGCTCTCCTACGCCTTTTACGGGCCTGGACCCGTCTTTTGACCCTGTAGAGGAAGGCGTAGTCAGGATCGGACTTGAGTTTGTTTTTAAGCCAGCGGCGGGTCTTGGCGTAGAACTGGAGCTTATAGGACTCGTCTGAATGGAGCCTGGCTTTGTGGGTAAGGTAGTCCCAGGGCATATGGTTTTTAGGTACCCCCGTGTAGCCGATAATGCAGGGGGGTGGTGTGTTGAGAGGGGCATATATATAAGATATACATACAGGGGGGTGGGTGGTGGTACTGGGGTCTAAAAAGGGCTTTCACCCATTCTGCCCTATCTCGTTGGCTGGCAATGCCTCCTCAGTAATCTGATTAGATACGCTATGATGGATGGGTTTGGTAAGTAGTTGTGGTTGGTGTTGGTTGTCAATCGTCGTGGTCTGAATATCCAACGCATTCTCCACCTTCCTGGCCTCAGCCAACCTGGAGCAGATATCTGGTGAGACATCCAACACAATGTTAGAAGTGGTTGATCCTGTTACTCTTAGCTCTGACTTAGCGGAGAAGTGCTGGGGTTTTACCCTCTCGAGGAGCCATTGGGCAGACTGAGGGGAAACTTCAGCGTGTCGCTTCAGTCTCTGCAGGTTATCCAGAACAAACTTCTCCTGGCTGGCTTTCAGAGCCTCATCGAACTGGGGATTCTCCCTCCTAAGTTCTGCGAACTTCTCAAAGCTGATCCTGGCACAGGTTGCGATGCTCGTGATGGGCATCCCCAGTCGAGCCATCTCCAGAATCTCTGCCACCATCTTGGGGCTGATATCTTTCAGGTGATACTTCGGCCTGCCAATCTTCTTCGGCTTTGGGTGATTCTCGGGGATCGGCACGACCTCGATCCCATTCGCCGTCAGCTCAGTCTGTAGCTTGTCAGCTGGACTGGGTTCTGGTTTTCGCCTCATTCGCCTTTTCGGCATCTGGGACTCATTAGCAGAAGTTGTTGGCGACATCAAACACTTTGCAGTTGACTGCAGTCCTTCCCGATATTATTTTGAGAAACAGCAGTCAGTTTTCAGTCCTCCAGTTGGATGTCAGAGGGTTTATCCCGCCAAGCTGGTAGAGATTTTAACTCGAAGCCCCTCGAATCGACCGACTGGGGCTATAAAAAATGTGCCGTGGGAACCAGCACCAGAGGCTGGCACGAGGGTTGGAAACCCGAGCGTGAAACAATCCCACCGATGCCCGAAGGAACTCCCAGCAGGGATCAATCCCAGAGCGTGATGGCCTCTCCCTTTTTGGGGGAGGCCGTGCGTTCCCTCGGGACACAACCCGCAAGGGATCGTGATCCCAGAGGTAAACCCATTAGTTTTCCTTAACATCCTTATTAGTTTGACTGCATTCGTCTGCAAGGCAGTTGACTGAATCTATCCCCCGATGCATAGTGGTGAAGTGCGAGGCAATCCCACTCGGGAAAACCCAACACAAACAAAACAAAATAGGAGGAACAGACAGGTGAACAAAAGACTGAACATCGGACACACGGAACTCAACAAGGTGGCCGTCCTGACCGATCTTTCCATCTCCCGCTACATCGGGGGAAAGCAGGATCGCAAGGCGACCCAGGAAGTTGAGTCGAACCACAGCATCCAGTCGGGCGAGGGTGGCAGGTTTGTCAAAGCCCTTATCCGACCCGAGTCCCTCAAGCCCATCAATCGGGTTGCCTACCACATTCGGGAGAACTTCTACCGCCATACCCTGCCCTTCAGGGGTGAATGCAGAATCCTCCCGACCAAGCTGGTGTCCAGGTTCTCGGAAACCCACAGGAAGCTGGTCAAGGACTTTGACAGGCTGGCTGACGAGTTGGCCAAAAACTTCGACGGCTTGGTCGACGAGGCCAAGGGCAGACTCAACGGCCTTTTCAACCCTGACGACTACCCCGCAACCTCCCAGGAGTTTCGGGACAAGTTCGGGGTGGAGCTGGCCAAGTTGCCCTTCGCCAGGACGACCGACCTGTCCTCCCCAGAGGATCAGGAAAGAGCCAGGCAGCTGGTCGCTGGTGCGATCACCAACGCCCACCACGATCTTCTCAATCGGGTGGTCGAGGTGGTCGACAAGTTCCAGGCCGTCCTGTCTGACCCCGAGGCCATCTTTCGGGATCAGACCATTCATCGGGTGGCCGAAGTCATCGAGGAGGCTCGGGATCTGAACTTCTCGGGAGACCCCCAGATTGACTCCTCCCTGGCTGAGGCTGGCCAAAGGCTCAAGGAGTTCTCCGACCCCGACACCCTTCGGGAAAACAGGTCGGCAAGGGATCAGGCAACCTCAACCGCTCGGGCTGTCCTGGGTGACCTCAAGTCCCTGGCCTCAGCCTTCTCGGGATCAACTGCAAAGCAGGGGGTTGCATAACAATGACACAGGAACAACTGGCAACCATCGAGCTGGTCGTAAGGATCACCCTGCCCCTGGGACTGGTCGGACTCTTCATCGGAGCCTGGCTGGTTCTCTCGGGCGAATAACAAAAGAAAGGAACCAGAACCCAATGAACAGAAAAAACAGGATCAAACATTACTACGCAACCATCCAAGAACAGAACGGAGAGCGGGAATATCTGCACCACTATCTGTTTAAGACCTCGGAATGCCCCGACAAATACAACGACACCACGGCAAGGACTTGGAGGGGTGACGAGAACAACGAATATGACAAGGACTCCAAGGGATATTGGGTGGACGACTGCATCATCAGCCCCAAGACCACCCGACAGATACCAGAGAGCCACTTCAAGATTCTGAGGAAATATCTTGCCGTTCTTTAACAGAAAGAAAGGAACAGAAGATGAACAACAAAACAAAAGTGGATACCCATATCAATCGGGTGAGGCTCGGGAACCTTTCCAAGGATCTCGAGTCCTCCTTCACGGCGGGGGTCTCGGTTCTCCTGGTCGGCAGACCTGGAGTCGGGAAGACCGCCATCGTTCGGGATGCCTGGGCGAAGGTTGCCCAGAAGATCGGGGGTGACCCCGAGGTGGTGGTCGATACCCCCGCCTGTTCCGATCCAACGGACTACAAGGGTCTTCCCTGCATCGTTGAGGGAAAGGCCGTGTTTGATCCCATCGGACTCCTCAGGAAGCTACTCAAGGCAGAGGTTCCCACCCTCTTCTTCTTGGACGACCTGGGTCAGGCATCCGAGTCGATCCAGAAGGCTCTCCAGCACATCATCTGGGCGAGGGAGGTCGAGGGCAAAAAGATCCCCGACTGCGTCCGCTTCGTCGGTGCGACCAACTCGAGGACGGATCGGGCGGGGGTCTGCAACCTGATCTCCCCCCTGGTCAGCCGTTTCGATGCGGTCATCCACGCTGAGGCAGACCTGGATCATTGGACTGGCTGGGCGGCTGGGGCTGGGATCGATCCCCGCATCCTGTCCTTCCTGCAGTTCAAGCCTGACTGCTTCTCCCAGGAGCCTGGTCAGGACTTTGCGACCAAGTTCGGTTGCCCTCGGGCATACGAGGCGGTCAGCAAGTTGCTTGGTCAGGGTCTGTCCTCACCAGCCTGGCTGACTGGGGCTTTGGGTTCGGCAGGGGTCGACCTTCACGGATTCATCTCCGTTTATGAGGGACTGGCCGACCTGCCTGACAAGATCCTGGCCAGCCCTAAGACGGCCAAGGTTCCAGACATCAAGAAGGAACCTGAGGTTCTGTGGGCACTCCTGGGAGCCTTGGTCTCAAGACTCAAGACCCCCAAACACGCCGACAGCTTCTTCGCCTACCTGCCCCGCCTTCCCCAGGCGTTCGAGGTGTTCGGGGTCAAGCTGTTCGACAAGCTGTGCCCGAAGCTGACCAGCACCCAGGCGTTCACCGATTGGACAATCCATCGTGCCCACCTGGTGGGGCTGAAATAACTGCAAAGGAGTTGACTGAAGATGAAGACAAGCCCTGAACAGAAGATTGCCGATGCCCTGACCGACCTGGTTCTGGATCACACCTTCTTCGGGACGATTGCCCTTGGGGTTCAAACCCTCTTGGACAAGGAGACCGAGACGGCTGGAACCGATGGCTCCAGAATCCTGTGGGGAACAGACTTCCTGGCGAAGTTAAGACCCTCCGAGGTCACTGGGGTCACAGCCCACGAGGTTCTCCACATTGCCCTCCTGCATTCATTCAGGAAGGGTGCGAGGGATCACACGCTTTGGAATGTGGCCTGTGACTATGTGATCAACCTGATCCTCAAGGACTCTGGGTTCACCCTGCCCGAGGGTGCTTTGATCGACGAGAAGTTCAGGGACTTGACCGAGGAGCAGGTTTACGAGGAGATCAGGAAGAAGGCCAGGAAGGTCAAGGGTCAGGGATGGGGAGAGGTGTCCGATCCCAAGGACGGCAACGGCAACTCCCTTTCCCAGGCTGAAAAGGATGCCCTCGCTCGCCAGATCCAGGTCAAGATCGCCAACGCCCAGGCCGTGGCAAAGCTGGCGGGTACTTTGCCAGCCTCTCTCGACAGGCTCCTTGGTTCATCGAGGGAGGCTCAGGTCGAGTGGAGGGAGCTGATCACCCAGTACCTGGTCGAGTCTGCCAAGAGTGACTGGTCTTGGAGGAGACCTTCCCGCCGATCCCCCCGCAACATCGTGCTACCGAGTCTGAACGATGATGCGACTGGCCTGGTGGCGGTGACCATCGACCTGTCTGGGTCAATCTCCCAGGATCAGGGAGAGCAAGCCCTGGCAGAAGCCCTGTCGGTATGCCAGTCCCTCAACCTCAGGCTGGTCGTCGGCAGTTGCGACACCCAGCACTATGGGTTTGAGGAGTACCAGGTCGGAGACCCTTTCCCCACCCTCAAGGGCGGGGGAGGGACTGACTTCGACCACGCCTCCGAAGTCCTCGAGGATTTCATCAGCGAGGGAAACGATGTCAGGGTTCACCTGTTCATCACCGATGGGGAGACAATCTCCTGGGGTCGGGAGGTTGTCCCGACGATCTGGGGAATCCATTCCAACTTTGCGATCCAGCCGCCCTTCGGGCACAGGGTCGACATCCCCCAGGAGGTGACAGCGTGAAGGACTACAAACACAAGAAATGTGCGGTGCTGTCATCGATTGGGGAACACTTCCCAGCCGATGCGGTCGACAGGATCAGGGGTCACGCCGTCAGGCTCAAGCTCAGGGGAGGACTGCCCGATGCCGAGTCCTGGCTCAAGACAGACTGGACAGGTGGATCTGCCCACAGCTGGATCGTTGAGAGGGCGAGGGAGTACGCCAAGGAGAGGAAGGTTGGCATACCCAGTGCTTCCTCCTGGGGCGACGAGTTCGAGGACTATTCGACTAGAAGCAAATCCCTGGCCAAGTTGCTCAAGTCCAAGAACGGGGCTGGCAAGTCTGTTGTCCTTAGCATCGACGATGCGATTCTCAGGGAATACGGAGTGCCAGGGAACTGGGTCGTCAAGAAGGACTCTGTCGCCCTGGTTCCGTCCCTCCTGATCGAGTCCCACATTCTGGCCAAGGATCTGGCCAGGCGTTACGCAGTTTCATCCCACAAACCAGCAGTCGAGAGGCGAAGGAAGATCGCATCGGCCAAGGCTTTCCTGAGGCTGGCTGGGTTCAGGGGTAAGAATACAAGGAAGGAAGTGGCCGAGAGGTTCGACCAGTTCCATGACATGCAGTACACGAACGACACCAGCCTGACCGCTGTCGGAAGCACTCATAACATTCGGCTCGAATACGAGGGAGCTGCCAGGAACAGGAGTCTCCTGACCCTGAACATCACGGTCAACCCCGAGTCATCCAGGCTTAGGGGGAAGAACTGCCACAAGCTGGTCAACCTGCTCAAGGCGGTTGCGGAGATCAACAGGTGAAGAGCTGGGTCAACACGAAGAGGGAAACCCTGACCCTGGATTCGATCTCCAGGTACTTCCCATCCACCAGGGACGGCATCTTGTCCAGGGCTGTCAGCCTCAGGCTTCGGCACGACAAGTCCAAGTGCCTGTTTGAGTCGGTGAACGCAATCAACGACCTGTCTGATTATACCAGGGAGGAGTGGACTAGCTTCTGCGTGGAACACAGGAAGTTCAAGGTGGTTCAGGTGGAGAACAAGGACAACGCAAACCTTAAAAGCTATGCCCACAGGGTTACCCCGCCATACGATGGCTCTTCTCCAGCCTCTGGCGAAAGGTTTGAGTTTCGAACGCCTAGAAAAAAGAGCGATGTCAGGAGGTCTGGTGATTTGGCCTACTTCCTCGCATTTATCCACAGGCCGATCAGGCAGTACCTGACCAAGGCGTGGGAGTTCCCAGCCAGGTGGTACTTCTCCGATGAGAACGCAACCCTGGCCTTGGCCGTAGCCCAGGAGATTGCCACCTGGGAGCTGGAGTTCATCAAAAGCCATTGGCTGAGGAAGTGGGGGCTAACTTGAAGACGCTCCCGATCCACAGGAACATCAGCTTCCTGGCTGACCACGGCTGGAGCCAGTTCACCAAGTACGCCTGGAACCACAGGCACGAAAGGCTGGGGGGTGACGGCAAGGACGGAGAGGAAAAGATCCCCGCCTGGAGGCTGGGCAGATCCGACCGATGGGTCGAGGTCGAGGAGTGTCAGGGCAGGGACGGATGCACCAGGACGAAGGTCTGGTTCTGGGGCAAGGGAGGCACGATCCAGAAGTCTTATGTCCAGGCCAACATCTATCCCATCGCCGTGGCTGGTTACGAGTCCAGGCGTGGGTCTCTCAAGCTCATCAACGGATGCTCCCTGTTCGGGAAAGAGGAACTCAAGTTCCCCTACCTGATCGACAGCTTCGAGGCTCTGCACCACCGAGCGGTCGTGTGGATTCTCAACGGCTCCGTGCCCAGGAGGGTCGGGGTCAACAAACAACCAACCAAGCAGGAGGAAGTATGCAGTTAAGTGAACTGGTCGAAGACCACGATGCCATCGACAAGGTGGCCAACTCGATCATCAATCGGCTTCTCGATGCCGAACTGATCCCAGATAAGAACCACATCATCAGCAAAACCTACGAGGAGATCGAGGAAGCCCTCAAGGAAACAGCCGAGGAACTCTCGTGAGGATCTCGGTCAGTCTGCCCGACGAGATGATGGAGGACTTGAAGGAGAAGGCCAACACCGAGGGAGCCAGGTCGATTGCCAGCGTGATCCGACAGGCCGTCGACAGCTACCTGGAGAAGGGGGAAACCAAGTGAGCCTGGCGACCCTTGACCCAGCGATCTCAGCCCTGACTTATCGGGTGTCCCAGACCGAGCGTAAGATTGAGGAGGTCGAACTGCTGATCGGCCAGACATCCGAAAGCCTACGCAATCTGAGGCACGAACTTGCGGCTGGGCGTGTGATGATTAAGGCCGAGAATGAGAAAAGCAGTAGGGCAGTGATGGCTGGCGTGTTGGACGAGCGGGATATCTGTGTTCCCGAAGAGCTAAAGATAAAGCCAGCCAGGCGGGTTCGTGGCAAAAGAAAGAGCGGGGGTGGGAACAGGACTGCCACCATCACCGCCAAGAGGTGGGCACTCTGGAGACTACAGAGGGAGCAGGGCTACACATTCCAACAGATCGCCAGAGCCTGGAGGTGCAACCACGCAACCATAGTTAGTGCCAGCAATAACGGGTTCATCCCGTACCGAAAAAATGGCAAGGCCAAACGCTGAGTTTGTGTTCGGCCTGGGGCTGGCCACAGCCCTCCTGTCGGTGTCGGCCTGGTTACTGGCGACTGCCTTGCAGTTGCCCGAGACCAAGCTCTGCCTGGCTGGCCAGATTCCTGAGCTGTCGGGCAAGGTCACCGAAGTCCTGGGAAAGAGATGACTGGGGAACCAGCCAGATCGGCGGGTAGTCCAACCTCGGGGGAGCCAGCCACTCTGCCCTCTTGGCCTCATCCGCCCTGATCCATCCCAGCAACTCGTAGTCTGGGGAGTTGCCCCTGACCGCCAGGATGATGCCAGTGTCCCTGGGTTTGACCTTGCAGCTTGTCCTGCCTGGGTGCTGGTTCCATCTGACATCGAGGGAGGTGCCAGGGATGTCTTCCCTCCTGCCGACATTGACCGATCCGTCCCAGTAAAGTCCGAGGGCTTTGGCCACCGCCATCTCAGCACCAGCGGCCTCGGCATGGGTTCCCCAGCTGGCCGTGTCGTCCTTGTATACGGAATCGTGGGAGCCTTTGCGTCTGGCGTTCAGCTCCCGCCTGATCCCAACCTCGGCTGCGGTGACAGCCTCATACCATTCCAGCCTGACCCTCATTCCCAGGACAGCACGATGCAGATGACCATGATGACCGCCAAGGTGGCGAGGGTGTCCTCGTAGCTCACGGCCTCTGGAAGATGGTAAAGACCATCGTCTCCCCGCTGGGTCCCGTGGTGAACCGCAGCTTGTACCTGTTCTTCTCCAGCCACCCGAAGATCTCCGACTCGTGGGGATGCCCTGCCCATACCTCAACCGATAGGATCATCGGCATGGATCTCATCTTGGACAGCACCCTCCACTCCTGGCCCTCGCAGTCCAAGACCAGGCAGTCGATCCTGCCGTCATCGATATGATCGAACGTGATGACATCGACCTGCTCCTCCCTGCCGCTGGACTTGGTCGGTGCCCAGGTCCCCTCCAGGTAGGACGATCCTCCGTTGAGCCGAAGGTTCATCCTTCCAGCCTGCTCCCCAATGGCCACCCGCATGATCTCTGCCCTCGGCATCCTGGCGGCAGCGATGTCCGCCAGCTGGGGGTTGGGTTCAACCAAAAGGATTCGGTCGGCCAGCCTCTTGTCGTGAACATCAACGGCAGCTGAGATATCCAGGGGTCCGACCCCGCACTCGCAGAAAGTCCTGAACTCCACCCATGGGTAAAGCTCCATCAGGTGGGCGATATCGATGTGCCACCTGATTCTCTTGGCCTCCTGTATGGTCATGCCCGACAAGCCTCCAAGACAGCCCTGACAACGTCCTTTGGTTTGATGCTAGCCAGCTCGTCACAGATGCCAGAGATGTTGCAGGGTCCACCCTCGGGGAAGGTAGTCGAACACCCTGGGTGATGCATGCATGGGGCCAGCTTGCATGCCCCGCTTCCCATTAGTGCCGTGTGCCTGGCTCCATCCATGACCCGAAGCTCTGGCCTGAACGATCCCCATAGCCCAATGGTCGGCTTGAGCATGGCCGAGGCAAACGGAAGAAGGGATGAGTCTGGGGCCAGGACAACATCGCAGTGGTAGACCAGGCAAACACAGTCCTGCCAAGGCAGCGGGTTCTTCATCATGGCTAGGTTCACGGTCCTGGGGAACCAGTCCGAGGGGGTGACCACGCTCTTATGCTCGGCAATCAGGACGCACTGGACATCGTTGGCCATCAGCTCCCTGACCACATAACTCATCAGGTGATCTGGATAGGTTCTGACTGGGCTGCTGGACCTGGGCTGGATTGCCACCCTGTACTTGCCGTGCCTTGGGAGAAAGGTCCTGGCCTGTTCGATCTTGAGCGGGGGAAGATTTAGGACATAGCTTCTGTCCAGGGGCGTGATGCCAGCAGCCTTGGCAAAGCAGTCGACCGCATGGTCAGTGATGTTGCCCTCGATGGCACCCTCCAGGCTCAGGACCTGGTCGAAGCCAGCACACTCCGACAGCGTTGGTGGATACTGGATAAAACCATCCACGCTTGGATTGTTCTCCAATACCCACGGTAACCTGGAGCCAGCGCAGTAGCTGATCCTGCAGTTGGGATACCTTCTCTTCAGTTCCCGCAGGATCGGCGTGGTGTAGAGAATATCCCCAGCACCCCCTGCCCTGATGACCAGGATCTTCCAGTCACGATCTGGCTCTCCATCCATCTCCTCTACACTCCACTTGAACCCGATGCTCCTGACCTGCCCGTCCCCCTTGGCCCTGTGAAGCATGCCTGGCACACCCTGATCCTCCAAAAGGTAGGGCACCTCGGCATCCAGGGTTCGGCTTCCAGCATCCCAGACGATGGGTTTGGCAAAGGATACGATCTTCATCCCTCTGGGTTCCTATTGAGAAAGATGGGTGTCCCATCCCCGACCCATGAACCAAGCTGGTTGAACTCGAAATACTCGACCGCCTCCTCATAGCTCATGTCGTCCTGCTTCATCAGCTTCCCGATGATCAGGTCCATGTCATAGGCAATGACGGGTTGCTTCCCGCAGCGGTACCCGACCCCGACAATGCAGTCATCAAAGCCGTCCATCTTCATGGCACCAGGTGCGGCCACCTCCAGATACTTGCGGGTAAACCTGGTCCTGCTCACATGAACCTCGGTCCCAGGAGCCAGGCCACCAGCACCCATCTCTCGCCCCAGATCGGGGCCTTGGCACAGTGTCGGATGAAGCTGGGGAAGAAGGTGCCTGCCCCACGATCCCTGGCGTACTCCTTGTTGTAGGTGTTGCCGTCGATCCTGAACCCGCCGCCCACATAGTCGGATGGGTCGGACAGGTTGACGACTGCCGTCATCTTCCGCATCGAGTCTGGGAAGATGTCCACATGCCACCTGAACCACTGCAGCGGCTTGTATCTTAGGACCTGCAGCTTCTGGACATCTTTGAGGAGAAACCCGAAGTTGGCCTCGTTGATGTCACAGGCCGCCTTGGTGATGATCTCATAGAGCCATTCGTTCTTCTGGTTCCTGTCCAGCCAGCAGGAGTCACATGTCCTGGCATAGTTCTTGATCGACTTGCCGTTCCTCAGGATGGTGGCCCTGCTCATGCCAACCATCTGGGCCTCGAGGATAACCGACCTGCACTGGTTGGGGGTAAGGATGCCAGGCCGTATGACGGCAGATGCTAAGTCATACTTTGCAGTTGCTATAGGCTCTAAAGGAGGAGGGATGGCGGGTGTTAAACAGGGCGTATCTGAGGAACAGACAGTGGTGCCCGTGGTCGGTTCTCCCGACCCTCTATGCCCGACATCCCTCTCTTGTGAAGCTACTTTCTGGATCTTCCCTGGCAATATCACCCTGATCATTTTGTTCCTCCAAGTTGTGCATAAGCCAAACAACATCTGGCTAATGCGTTTCTTGTGTGTACCTGAATTGACTCCAGGTCCTTGTGGTCAAGCCCGTCCAACAACATAATGGCCTGGTTGGCGTGCCTGATGACCCGAGTCAGGTGCCACTTGGGATTGGCCTCAGCCCCCTCGTTCCAGCTCCCCTCCCCGTGCTTACCCCGCTCCAGGCTTTCGCCCATCGTCTCGATCATGGCCAGGTAGGCCATCTCGGCCAGCTGCTCCGTGGTCGGTGTGTTGGAAAGGATCTTGGCCTGCATGGTGGTGGTGAATGTTTCGTTCATGGGTAGTGGGGTTCGGGGGGTTCGGGCATCTGGAGAATCCCGTAGGTCGGGTTCTCGCATCTGCGAAGATCCTTCATGTCGAAGTCCAAGATGTCCCCGCTCTGAAGCAGGACTGTGAAGATCTTGTTGTGGTCAAGCCCTGGGTCCAAAACCAGGAAGGCCAACCCCTCCCCCTTTGGGGTCATCACCCACATCTCGGGCTTGAGCTGAAGCATCATCGTGGCCACACCTTTCCGTAGGCTGGGTCATGGATCTCGATCTCGGAGGACTGCGTTCCAAACTCTCTGCCCGATCCAGATTGGTAATAGACAATAAAGTCGTCGTCGGCCTCATACCGCATCAGCCACTTGGTCGGTGAAATTATCTCCCCGCCTACATGCAGGTTGCAGTATTCGGACAGACAGTTCATGGCTCGTCGTCCTCCAGGCTGGCCCTGACCCTGGCCTCCCAGTCTGGCTTGATCTCCTCCAGGTCGTGCGTGTCCAGCCACGCCTCAACTTTTTTGAGGGCATCGTACATCCTGCGGTTGTGAAGCCAGAGCCGCTCGTTGCACTCGGTAGCCTGCTGTAGGCCAACCTCCAGGGCACGTTTGGCGGGGTCGTCGTAAGTCGTCACTTCGTCGCCTTTCGTCGAGATGATTTTTCTTTGTGTGTCTGACGTGCGTCGATATAGGACTGCCATTCTTTCCTCGCTTCTTCGGCCAGCTCTTTGGTCGGCTGGTCCCACCCCAACTCGGGGATTCGTCCACCCATGATCCATCTCGGGCCGAGGGGACATTCTCCAAGCCAGGTCTTTGTAGTCAAATGATACTGGTTGCAGTCGTTCACGATCCGAACCTCGACGTTCATAGGGCGGTCTG